AAGGGCAAGGAATGGGAAGAACAAAAAATAGGCGTGAACTTTCAAACATAAGGAGGTGGAATGAATGTCGATACCAGAGTTTACACCGCCCAGTTTCCTGAACGATCAGGATGCCGAAACAATTCATAAGCGCATGATGGAGAACCTGCCACCGGACATAGACAACACGGAAAACGGCTTTCCCTGGGATTTTACCAAGCCTACAGCGCTTGAAAAAGCGGAAATGCTGGAATTCCACCTCGTAGAAACGCTGAAGATAATGTTCCCGATGTGGGCGTATGACGAGTGGCTGGACTATCATGCCAAAGGACGCGGCATAACAAGAAAACCTGAAAATCCAGCTTCAGGAGAGCTCCTGATAACAGGAGTACCAGGAACAACAATACCTGCAGGTTTCAGATTTGCCGCACCGGCCACAGCGGACACGCCGGCAATTGAATACCAGACAACTGAAAAGTATACCATCGGAGAAGACGGGACCGTCAGAGTTCAGGTAACGGCCGTAGAGCCTGGCATTAAAGGAAATGTGCCGGCAAATACGGTCACTTTAATGATGACGCCAATTAAAGGCATTACATCAATAACCAATGAGGCCAGTATTACAGGCGGTACCGAAGTAGAGAGCGACGACGAGCTGCGTAATAGGATAATGGAGATTGACGCAGCCAGCGAGGCCAGTTTTGTAGGCAGCGATGGCGATTATAAACGATGGGCAGAGGAAGTTCCTGGCGTGGGTACTGCGTTGGTAATGCCGGAATGGGCAGGACCAGGAACGGTGAAGGTGGTCGTAATTGATGCCAACGGCCAGCCGGCCAACCAGGCGATTATTACTGCAGTATACAACAACATCATGTCTCCGGACGACAGGCTGCAGAGAAAAGCCCCAATAGGCGTCACGGTCACCGTAGAAGCACCGACGGCCAAAGAGATAAATTATAGCTTCACGCTCGAATTAAAGGCAGGTGAGAACCAGGAAACTGTTCTGGATCGTTTCAAAGCGCAGCTTCGAACATACTACGTCGAAGCCAAGAAGGAAGGAGTAGTGAGGTACAACAGGGTAATTTCAATCTTAACCAATACCGAAGGGGTAAAGGACTTCACGGGGCTGACCATGAACGGAGGTACCATCAACATTGAGCTTGGAGAGGATGAATATCCGGTAACCGGAACCATTGATCCTACTGGCGGAGGTGGTGGCGAATGAATTTAGAGAACTTCCCTACAAGCCCGGCCGCTAAGAGAATGCTAAAAACCGTATCCCCGATTTATGACAAGTCCTATGTTGCGAAATGGATATTCCAGGTCATGGGCCTGGAGATAGATGAGGCCTGGAAGTTCATCGAGGAGCTTCGTTTTCAGGCATTCCCAGAGACGGCCACATGGGGAATAACATACTGGGAGCAACGATATAATATCCCACCTGACGAAAGCCTATCCATTGAGGAACGCAGGCAGCGAGTAATTATAAAACGAGGGAAGCGCTCACCGATGAATCCGGCAAGAATTGAACGGATTGTAAGGGATGTAACAGGAAGAGAGGCCACAGTAACCGAAGAAAACGGGACATATACCTTTCACATTTCCGTTTTGCCAGGAGAGTCAATGGTGGACTACCAGGAGCTGATAGACACCATAAAAAGCGTGAAGCCATCGCACCTTGCATTTAAGGTGCTCTTCGAAACCGACGTATCAATGACAATCCAGGTAAACAACCAGGCCTACACATTCGAATATCCGCTCACAGGAACCATCCCGGATATAAACACGGTAGGAGGCATAGAACACGGGTCAATATTACCGAGCATTACAGCACAAGGCTCGGTATTTGATTATCAGCTTTGCGGCGAAGGAGAACGCGACCTATAGAAAGGAGGAAAGCCATGGGATTGTTAACAGCGGCAGCGATTGAAGGGTATAAGGAGTATACCAGGAAGACAATCGCATATGCCAGATACAAAGCAGGCGGCAATTATTACAAAGCCAAAATTTCTTCTGTTTCCGTCCTTCCGGATGGCAGACTGGCGGTCGATTTCCTGATCGACCATACGGTACCAGGGGACATCAACGTGACGGAGGTTCAGCTTTACGACACGAATAATAACCTCTGGCTTTCAAAACCGGAGAGCCTGGCCCGAAAGGATGTGCAAGAAGGGATTTTATACAGGTTCACATTCATAATCCAGGAAGGGTAGGTGAAAAGCGTGCATAATCAAACCGAATGGAAAGATCATGTGACCCAGTTTCCGAACCGAAGGATCATAACAGATAATGGCGATGGAACGGTCACAGTAGAAAAGGCCCAGGGAGAAGTAATCCAACAGGGAACCCCTCAAAGCGCTACCAATTTCAATAACATGGAGAACGGGATCCAGGAAAGTCATACGGCCTTTCAGGTATTCCTGCATTACTTCATCCAGTTTGACCGATGGATTAGGCAGAAGGTGGCGGATTTTGCAGCTGAATTCCTCAATGAAATTCAAACCGTCACCCTGACAAACACGAAGAAATTCCCGTTCAATGACAGTGCCTACACCGTGAGTTTAGTGACTACCAGGAAGACCCTAAACTACGATGTGAGCTGGGAGGTAGTAAGTGCAAACGGCAATGTGGGAGACATTACAGTTTTTGACAAGCAGCTGAATGGCTTCAAAATAGCCTTTGATGGCAGCGCCACAAGCGTAACATTGAAATTAAGGATTAAAGGAGGAATGCTCGTATGAAGGTAATTGAAAAGAACGAAGGCCCCAAAATTGCCTATGAAGAAAACGGAACAAAAGTAACCTTTGGAGACGATGAGCTCACCATTAATGTTGCTAAATACCAAAGGGACTGGCCAGTGCATATTGACATCTGCAGCAACAGGGACAAGCAGCTGGTAATAGGCACAGGAGAAGGCCTGTACTATGTGGCACAACTTGATATACCGGCAATCAAATACACAGAACCGGAGAACGAAGAGGAAACTCCAGAGCCACTACCAATAGACATGAAGGATGTCGTTTTGTCGCTCTGGAGCCTTGAACATCCGGTACCAGCAGAAATGTAAAGGAGGACTGACAAATGGCTAATTTTGATTTGGTAAATTTAGCACTCAAAGCAACATGCCCAGGCAATGAAATCATCCTGGATGATAAAGGACTACCCAGTGTAATGGTGCGCATTCCTAAATTCAAGATTAAGGACGTTATCGACGGCGGGAGCGACAGCACACATCCCGCTTTTATTGTGAATGGCGTCGAAGTTCCAGAAATTTATATTTCCAAATTTCAGAACGTGGTCCACAACGGAAGAGCATACAGCTTGCCGGGAGAGGACCCGAGGACAAGCATCACCTTTGATACAGCAAGGCAAGCCTGTGAAGCAAAGGGCCCAGGCTGGCATCTCATGACGCATGCGGAATGGGCGGCCATTGCTCTGTGGTGCCGAAAGAACAACCTCATGCCTAAAGGGAATAACAACTATGGTAAAGATACGAGCGAGAGCACATATATAGCAATTCCAAACCCAAACCACCAAGATGAAGGTAGAACGTCAAGGGTACTCACTGGCACAGGACCTGTTACCTGGAGTCACAACGGCGAACTGAATGGCATATGGGACTTAAACGGAAATGTATGGGAATGGTGCGGTGGCTACCGTACATTAGGTGGAGAAATTCACATCCTACCAAACAATAATGCGGCAGATCCAAATAATAGCCAATCAGCTTCAAGCGAGCTCTGGAGAGCTATTCTGGAAAACGGATCTCTTGTAGACCCAAATACAGACGGAACCTTGAAATGGGACTTTGTAGATGGCAAAATCACACTTTGCAAGACTATAACCAATCAAGCGGATGCACCAAGAAGCACAGAATTCAAAAACCTTGCAGTAGCTCCAGAAGTGTCCACAGTTCCGGAAATTCTTAAAGCGCTCGCACTTTTCCCAGCAGATAACGGAGATCATGGCGGAGATTACTTCTACATGAACAACGGAGCAGGCCTTGAAAGGCTCGCGTATCGCGGTGGCTACTGGTACTACGGTGCCAGCGCTGGCGTCTTCGCGTTGAACGGCAACCACTCCCGCTCGATCTCCAACACGAACATCGGCTTCCGCTCCGCTTTTATTCCGGGAATCTGATATCTGGAGCCCTGAATATCTGGTTTAGGGAGCCGAAAAGGCTCCCTTTTCACTTTTATCACGGAGGGATTGAATGGAAGAGCTGAAGATACTGCAAAAGACATATGACATGATAAAGTATGGAAATCAGTGCCTTCTGCAATTTCCACGAGCAGAGCGGTATGCACTCGCGGCGGAGATTAAGCAAAGTATGTATAAAATTTTGAGGCTGATCATCCAAGCCAATAAGCAGCGCAACAAGAAGCAGCTCCAGATGGAAATAGATACAGAGCTGGATGTATTGAGGACTTTCATCAGGCTTGCAGCTGATAAAGACACCAAATACCTCCCACTCCGAAAATATGAGATTTGGAGCAAGCAGCTAAACGAAATCGGCAAAATGCTTGGTGGCTGGATTAAGGCCACAAATTAAATAAATACCGGGGATAGGTCGTTTAATCGGGTGAGGCTCGCGTATCGCGGTGGCAACTGGAACAACGGTGCCAACGCTGGCGTCTTCGCGTTGAACGGCAACAACTCCCGCTCGAACTCCAACACGAACATCGGCTTCCGCTCCGCTCTGCCCCCACACGTCAGAAGCCTGGCGCTCAAGTGGCACCAGGACGGTACAGGGGGACAAAGGGATCTATCTCCGTGCCTTCAGGAATAGTAGAAGGCAAAAGATTGAATTGCCGAGAAGACGACCGGTAGGAAACGAAAGCCGTCACGCTCGGCGCATGCATCTGTGTCAATTGGAGGGATATCACTATTGGAAACACTACGAAATATCTATCCAAGAATTTATGACTTCGAGAACCTCCATGAAGCATATTTAAGTGCCAGAAAAAACAAACGATACCGAGGCGACGTGCTCGAATTCACCGCAAACCTTGAAGAGAATTTGATACAGCTGCAAAATGAGTTAATTTATAAAACTTACCGGGTAGGGCGATACCGTGAGTTTTATGTGCATGAGCCAAAGAAAAGGCTTATCATGGCCCTGCAATTCAGGGACCGAGTGGTCCAGTGGGCCATTTACAGGCACCTGAACCCATGGTTTGACAAGCAATTTATATATGACAGCTATGGATGCCGAGAAGGAAAAGGCACCCACCGTGCAGCGGATCGACTTCAATACTGGATGAGACAAGTGAGCAGAAAGGAGGGACGGTATTATTATTTAAAGCTGGATATTTCAAAATATTTCTACAGGGTAGATCACGGAGTTTTAATGGACATCCTTCGGAAGAAAATTGAGGACCAGGACCTGCTGGACATACTCGAAAGGATAATCAACTGTGAGCATACAGCATTTGGCCTGCCTGCATTTATGGACCCAGAAGATTGCCCCAGGGAGGAAAGACTTCCGGACAAAGGAATGCCTATCGGTAATTTGACCAGCCAGCTTTTTGCCAATATCTACCTTAACGAGCTGGACCAGTATGCAAAGAACGAACTGCGGCTGCACTACTACATAAGGTACATGGACGATATCATTATTTTGCACAACGACAAGCAGTATCTCCGAGCAATTAAGGACGACATCGAGAACTTTCTCTGGGATAAATTAAAGCTGAACCTCAATAAAAAGACAGCGATCAGGCCAATAAGTCAAGGCATCGAGTTTGTAGGTTTCCGGATCTTTCCCACCCATCGCAAATTGAAAAAATCCAGCGCAAAGAAAATGAAAGCCAGGCTGAAGTATGTCAGATCCGCATATGAACGCGGCGAAATCGATGAGCAAAGCCTGCGTGCAACGGAGGCATCTTATCTCGGAGTAATGAAACATTTTAACAGCTACGGATTACGCAAGGCTCTGGGATTTGTACCGGAGCAATCAGGCGGGGAAAAGAGGTGAAGGACTATCGATGCAAATTGATATGATGGCGATCTTGGCCTTAATGGGAGTTCCGAGTGCTGTAACCGGACTTTGCTTCTGGTCAATCCAGAGGAGCATACAAAGACGGGACGCAAAGAGGGACGAGCTCGACAAGGCCAGAGAAAAAAATGAGCTCCTGCTCATTAAGGGAATAGGCGCTGCAATTGCCCTGGGAGAAGCTACAGCCCGCGCAATAAAGGACGGGAAATGTAACGGAGAGCTTACTGCAGCACTGGAATATGCTCAAAAAGTAAAACACGAACAAAAAGACTTCCTAACAGAGCAAGGAGTGAAAAATTTGTATTAGGAGGCGCGATCATGAAGAGACGAGCTAAAGGCAAGAAAAAGATCGCTTTTTCAAAAATCATCTTTGCAGGAGTATCGATAATGACCATTTCAGTGGTCATTTTTTCATGCAAAATGATGTATGTCACTGGCGACCTTTCACCGCTCGCATACCTGATACCTTCGGTTTTTGCCGAGCTGGCCACGGCCACCGGCTTTTATTACAAGAAGGCAGAAAGGGAGAATACAAAGGGCGGTATAGTTTACGACTCTGCAATGGCAGAGCGGACAAACAACGAAGAATACTCGGGATAGGAGGTTAGACAATGAACCTAAAAACCTTATTCTTAACTCAAAACAATTGCTATAAATCAGGGAAAAGACATACGCCAAAAGGGATCATGGTTCACAGCACCGGTGCCA